GGGGCTGTTGACGTAGCTTCATTTGCCTTACGTATTGCCAGTTGGAGTATGCAAACACCCAAGAGACGTAATGTAATTATCTTGGATGAACCACTTCGGTTTTTATCAGAAGACAAACAGGAACAAGCAAGCCAAATGTTAAAGGAGCTCAGCGAAAAATTAAACCTACAATTTATAATCATAACACATGAAACCACTCTAACGGAATATGCTGACAAGGCCTTTAGAGTAAGAATACATAAAGGAGTCAGTCAACTTAAATTAATTTAAAATGGAAAGAGTAAAATTGTTTCAGTATGCCGCTATCTTTCATCCTAGCGAGAATGAAATGGAAGACGGAGAAAAGGCCAAAGTAATTATTGAACCTTCAACAGTCCTCGCCAAAGATGAACAAGTGGCGGTACTGTTAATTGCCAGGCAACTGCCAGAGGCGTATGTGGAGAAGTTGGACCAAATAGAGATTGCCATCCGCCCTTTTTAGGGAAGGGAAGCAAGAGACCCCGGGACTTAACATCAAAACAGAATGATGAAAATACCGGGTTTGCTGTCTTTCATCCTACCTCTACACTTCCCGGAGGACCAATGTACTCATATACGGACAGCACGGCAACTGCTACCTACTATAACGCTGGATCAATTACAACAAGTGGAAGGCAGTAAAAAAGCAATTTTAAACCACTTGCTTAGGCAACAGTTCAACAAGGGCATCAATAGAAGTACCCTATTAGATGCCCTTGAACGCTTTATTGATAAAAACTATGGTTTCCATTACGACCCAGATATTACAATCGTAATAAAGGGAAGCGAATTGGCAAAGTTTATAAAGTCACCTACGCCTCCCCAGAAGGAAGAACAAAGCAATGGTCAAAACTATCAGTACCGAGAGTATAAAAAACCCACTACGATAGAATTTGAATGACTTTGGTTGAATATACTTTGGTACCGTTGTTACTTCAGTTATCTTTATTGTATCACTATGTGTACGTATTGCGGAGTCTAACATAACAGCAAGTACGCTGTCGCGCTGGTACAATAGGGAAATCACGCGGTTCTCACGTAAGTAAACATAACTATAAGCTAAAGAGGTTTCTAAGTATATGGCCGTGTCCGGCAGAATAACAGGAACATCAATGTAAATACAGTCCCTAACCACTTCACCAGGAAGAGTTACATACACGGTCGTATCTTTGTATATAGTGGTATCACTATACACCGTATCCACTCCAACTGGGAGTGGATATTTCTCAAGCAATCTGGCCAGGCGCTTCGTTGGAGAGCACCCAGCCAGAGTTACTATGAGAAGAAAGAATATAATTTTATTCTTCATTCTTTTTGGTCTCCTCCGGTTGACCATTAACTGGTGAAATTACAATATTGATATCACCCCGGTAACATTTACTCAACTCCTCAAGAAGAGGATCAATCATTGGAGAAAGTTTACGGGGTAATTCTCCAACCACCATTAAGAGTTTGTTTACCCATTCTGCAGGAACAATGTATGCTCCAACAAATGATTTTGTCTCTTCCCCTTTCGAGGCCTCTTTGGAAATACTTCCCAAAGGTACTGATGTCCGTTTTGCTTTTCCGGACGCTGCTACTTTTTCTGCCATGATTAACAGTTTTTAAAAATTAAACATTGAATTTATTGATTAAAATTTCCACTTGTTTTCTTAATTGTGCTACTTCATTCCTCAAAAAAGTAATCTCTTCATAAGTCTCTTTAAGCCCTTCTACGAGTATTGGAACAAATTGAGGGTATTCAATTTTCTTTGCTGGACTGGTATCTTCACCTCCGTACGTCCATTCCCGATACTCCCGCACAACTTCTGGGAAAACCTTTTCTACCTCTTGGGCAATCATCCCTCCCTGAGTATGTGGTCGGGCTCCAAACTCGGTTTGTGCAAGTTGGTTAAAATTAAAGAAATAACCGTTACATTGCATCAATCGATCCATCGGTTTCTCAATCTGTACTAAATTCTCCTTTAATCGAATGTCTGAAGTTTGGGTGTAATAGGTAAGTAGTTTGGAAGTGGTATTAAACTCAACAGCATCCGATTGGTTGACGTTAGTCATGCCGGAATTGTAGAGATTGGACAGAACACTGACATTGGTACTCTCCGAGGCACTCCCAAGTTCAATAGAACCAGAAATACAATTGAAATAAACATCTCCATAATGAGCAAGATTCAGACTTGTATCCCCATTCGTACTAAGCGACCATGCATAGGTTCCCGTATTTCCTAATTGCAATGAACTGACGGCTGAAGCAGAATCTATCAATAATATGCTACCATCAAAAGTCAGGTATGCTTCGGCATTAAGGGCATCAGTTGTGGCGGTAGCGGTAACTACCCGGTTATTAGACTGGTTTGCTACTGATACGTCGCTTGTCCCTAAATTTGCAAGACTGACTGTCCCAGCTGTGGTCGATGTAAAAGTTATATCTGATCCAGAGTTTGCTATGTATGTGCTGGTGTCATCAAGGTAAACCCTTTGAGTATATAAATACTTCCAAAAAGTAGTAGCATTACCAAGAGTCCAAAAGTCCGTTGTTCCAGGAACAAAATGTGAATCAAGAGTAGAGTTTACAACCCCAAGAACGAGAAGAGCAGCACCGTCTATACGGAATTCATAAGCATCTCCAATATTAGCAATATAGTCATCAGTCTCATCAAGGTAAATTCTATTTACATATAAGTATCTCCAAAAAACAGACGATGTTCCCAAATCGTATGTTTCTGCATTTGGATAAATAGTCCGGTACATCTGTAAATAGGTACCTGTTAATATAGTTGCAAGAGATCCGGCAGTATAGGTATAAATAGTATTGGTTGCCCCTGCATACATATAGTTGCTGGCATCAGCAAATTGAAGTTGTTCAGTTGCCCCTAAACGAAGATCATCTCCCGAAGTCAACGGGGTAATTATATTGGTATTAACCTGCCAAATTGCAGATGTAGCAACCAACTGAGCAAGTGTCTTAGTCCCTGAAACAGCATCGGTAAATGACATATTATTTGATCCGTCCCGGGTTATGTATGTTGTGGCATCATATACATAGTATCGGTCGACATAGGCATACTGAAACCATTGGCTCGTAGGGCCGCCAAGGTCATACGTACTTGTTGCTGCTGGCATTATATCATTGTAGGTAGTCGTGGCAGTTGCAGTCATTCCCAAGGTCTGTCCGGAATCCACATAGAAATCCAATGTTGTAGCCGTCCCATTAATGTAATTCCCTGTATCATAAACGTAAACAGCATCAATATAGAGGTCATCCCAAAATAGGGAAGAGGTTCCCAGGTCGCCTCCCTTGGTTGTGGCTACTGTAATATTACCGGCATTATTGACAGCAATGGTTCCTACATTGGTTATTCCATAAGTGTTGAAATTTACGGCAGCATCAGCGGTACTTACAACTGAGGTTCCCCCTCCTACCATGACATAATTATCTGTCAGGGTTCCCGAAGCGGTTACAAAGGCACAGTTTGCCTCCATGTAGGTTTCTAAAACAGATATGTCCATCCGTTTTAAAACGCCAGCATCGGAAACCATAAGTTCGTCCGTGGAAACCAAACCGGAAGCCAATTCGGTCTGTCCAGAAATGACATTATCATTTAACATACTCCCTTCAACGGCATCCGTGGCTATCGTTACTGTAATGGCCGTAGTTCCTGTTCCATCAACATCTCCGGAAAGAGTTATTGATTGGTTCCCTGTAAGAAATCCCGTAATCGCATGAGTATGGGAGGTCGTTGTCGTTGCATTTGTTGTAACATTGGTACAGGTTGAGGGAGTTCCCATCGTCACCGTTCCCGTACCGGTAATGGTTGTAAAGTTCATTCCATTACCAGAAGCAACCGAAGTAACTGTTCCCACACCAAAAGTCAGGTTACTTTGCATGTACGCCTGGATGACCGAAATATCCATTCGTGAAAGTACCCCTGCATCGCTAACCATTAATTCATCGGTTGAGACAAGGCCAGTAGTGAGTTCTGTTTGTGCTGTTATGGCAGAAGCGGCCAGGGCGGTAGCCAGGCTTCCGGTAGTTGTAACTTGTCCAGATAGGTTGCCCGAGGAAAGATCCCCTTCAGCGTCAGCGGTAACAATCCTCACCAATGTTCCAGCAAGAGGAAGTACCCGGACATCTGTTGTATCCGTTACACTTCCAATATCAATCCGCCCGGAAACACATGAAACATAAGTATCTCCCGAATGAGCAATGGTAAGGCTGGTATCTCCGGAGGTGGTAAACGTCCAGTTATTCGTTCCGGTATTCCCTAAGGAAAGAACGCTTGCTGCCGATGCACTATCGATGGTTAATGTACTCCCATCGAAGGTTAGGTACTGTTCTGCATTAAGGGCGTCAGCCGTTCCAGTTGCAGTAATTACCCTGTTATCGGATTGGTTTGCCGCTGTCGTGAATCCTGTAACAGCATGGGTATGACTGGTGGTAGTTGTTGCATTGGTAGTTACATTAGTACAGGATGAAGGGGTTCCCATTGTTACGGTTCCCGTAGCAGTTATGGTAGTAAAGTCCATCCCGTTTCCAGAAGTTACGGAGGTCACTGTTCCGGTTGTGATAGCCTGGGTTGATAAATCCCCCTCCGCATCAGCAATAACCATTCTCGATCCAGTACCTGCAAGATTGCCTAAACGGACAGCAGGGGCAACAGTATAGAGGGTAGTTGTTAAGGTCAGGTAAGAAGTTACGTTATACCCCCAGGATAAAGAAACGTCTGCATTTGCCTCCATGAACCAATCGTAATCGGCTGTCGAAGCAAGGCTTACTTTACTCAAGGTTCCACTTCCCCCAACGGTTAACGTTGTTCCTGTAAAACTTAAATCGGCATCATACGTTAATGAACTTAATCCATCCCAAATGGCCACATATCCGGAAGATCCTGTCCCTGTAACCCCTCCCCCTGTAATATCACTTAACTTAATCGTTCCAGCTATGGCATCTGTAAAACTCAAAGAACCGTCACTCTCTTGCGTAATATATGTAGATACATCATCTATATAAATTGTATTTACATATAAGGCGTTCCACCAGTTGTCAGTACCCCCAAGATTTTGTACTGCACTTGGTACTACATCAAGATAAGAGTAAGAAGCTGAATCCGTAATGTTCCAAGCAATGGCTCCTGATGTGTAAATAGAAAGTTGAGCGGCACCACTTGCTAGAATATAATTATCCCCTGTCCCTTGATCAAATATTAACTTCGCACCAAGTTCAATAGCTACATCAGTAATACCACTGAGAGCAGAAATAGGTGTAATTTCTGTACCAGCTGAATCTTCTTGCCAGTAGCCACCACCTAATTCAGCTAAGGTTTTAGGACCTGTTATACCATCCCCAAGGACCAAGTTCCCTGACGAATCTGAGGTAATATATATGGTACTAAGGTCATCTAAATACAAATTGGCACCCGTTTCTAAAATAACATCAGTAACACCACTAAGAATAGGTGGAACCATTATACCAGTACCAGCAGAATTTTCCACCCATCCACCTAAAGCCAATTGGGCAAGTGTGTATGATCCTGCAATAGCATCAGTAAATTGCATCTCTCCTGCAGAGTTCATATCAATATAGTTCTCCACCTGTCCAACATAGTATGTCTCTACATACGCACCACGCCACCAATACCCAATTTGTTCAGGGGATCCAGAATAACCAGACCAACCACCGGACCAACCAGACCCACCTGAGGATGGAACCTCAGTAACAGGGGCACCACCAAGGTCATACAAACCAGTGGACAATGGTATTACATCAACTAACAAATCCAAATTGGTCTTTGTTAATCTCATGTATGAAATATGATCTATTGTCCAAATATGTTCGTAGTCACTTACATTGTACACATCATCCATAGAACCAGTGGTCCCTGCTAACTCAATAGCAAATGTGGCAGCATTATTAACATCATATCGTTCTACACGTATGCCAGCAATTGCTTTATTTGACTCCGTGGACGCCTCATTGTGAAAAGTAATTTGCCCAACCGTAGCAGAGGATGTTTGATGCCCTACCAATTCTATTGCTCCAGTTTCTCCTAATGTTGTAGACCCTATTGAAACGGTATGTGTATTTGAATTATACGGAGCAACTACAATCCCTACAAAAAGATTGTTATCATCAAACCTAAAGTTATTAGAATACTCAAACTCTAAGAGAGCTGAATCCGTATTCATATAGGGAATCTCCTGTGGATTACCACTAGCAATTACACCAGAGATGTCACCAGCAAACAAATCACCGGAAGGATCCACAAGAACCGCTTGAGGGTACAATCCAGAATCCACATAGGCTAGATCTTCAATTCTTACAGGTTGATGAAAAGTAACCAAGGATGTCTCAAAGGTTACAATGTCTGTACTATACTCTGATATTTTTAATGCACCAGTGGTTGTATTTACCTTAATTTCTTTTGGATTAGATCCCCCATAATTCCAAGCAATAGATGGAATATCACCCAACACTCCAAGAGTAAGTGAGTAATTAACACCCAGGACTTCCATTTGATGATCCGTCAGTAGCAAGGTATCATCCATATTACCAGTGGAATCTGCTACGGTAAAGTAAATATTACCTGCTTCATTATCATTTATCCTTTGTGCCCTTATCTCAAATATTTTATCATCTGGATTAGTTGATGCTACGTTATGAAAGGAAAGTGTAGACACGGTACCATCCCCAGGTTGATATCCGACAAGTTCAAGTGCTGAAGTTTGCCCTGAGGTTAGACTCCCTATCGTAGCAACGAAGTTAGCAGATGAATAATGAGAAGTAACATTACCTATCAGTAAACCAGTAGCATATACTTTTTTAAAACGATACGTGGTTGTACCAAGATCCAATAAGTTATCCAATGTTGTTCCAGGATATATTGCATCTGCCGATATAACCATCCTTTGAATATCTTCAGTGTAGAAAGAATGAAACAATCTAGACATCTCATAGGAGTCCAGTATGGTACCAGACGTATCAGAAACGCTCCAATGTAAGTTTCCTGACTCATCACTACCATCTCTAGAAGCGTGAACGGACCACACTCTTTTATCTGACCTTGAAGAAGCTTGGTTATGCCACGTAATTTGTCCAAAGTTTCCTCCATCAAGTAACCGTGTTCCATGTAATTCAATTCCACCCCATTCATCTGCCGTAGTAGTTGAACCAAGAGCAAAACGATAGGTTGCCTCATCTAATGCTACAACGGTATCCCCCATATGGGTGTCCATTCCATCAAATGTAAAATTCTCATTTGCTATAATTATGGTGGGACCACCATATGTACCCACAGCATTTAATGTGGAACCAACCCACATTGCACCTGCTCCTGTATTGGAGGTATTACCACTATATACATATTCAGGATTGTTCTTACCCTGAAAATGGTCTGGGTTTACATAGACCCTGGTTACTGATACATTCGTTGCCATTATCCTACCAAATTAACCTCTTCAGTATTATCATACTCCCACAAGACTACGGTATGCATATCCATATCAGGCTCATGTACATCTTCAGCCAATACAAAGTCTTTATACGCTTGCTTATCATCTTCCCAAAGATTTAATGGACGAAATTGTTCATAAAAATATACACGGTAATTACCCATCCTAATCTTTTGCCGAGCGACACGATACAACCTAAATTTAGATTCCAATAGTGTATCAGCTAAACCAACAGGGGAAGTTGAATAAACTCCCCAATTAAAACCATTTACCTTATTAATATAATAGTTTATACCATATTTGTCAGTTAGAAGAGTATTTCTATAATTCCAATTATCAGTATTAAACAATCGTATACTAATAGTTTTCTTATCCAAAAAATTTGAAACCACTTCACCCTTAATAAGATTCTCTTCCTCCTTACCAGAGACTGTTACTTCAAAATCCCCTACGGCTTCATGTGCAAAAGGTGCCGTATCATAAGGCCAAGGCCAATAATTATCATCTGGAGACTCAACTGCTGCTGCACCACATACAAAAGTTAAGTCCAAAGTAACTGGATCTTCATCAACATAATCAGCCAATCCAAACAACTCTTCATCTCCAATTGGAATAACAATCTCTACTTCATAAACCCAACGGTCCTGATCATATTCAGCAGCCGTTATTTCTTTATAATTTTGAGGGTTTGATCCTACCTGTAAACTCCAAGCATTATCACTAATATCAGGTTCATGCTTAAAGTACGTATTGTAACTGACATTCACAGGATTAATCTTAAGCGTCCAATGGTGACGAACATAAACACTCCCAGGATCATTATAAAATGCTTGGGGATTACCATATGTTCCATCACCAAATACAGGTGGAAGTTCTATGACAGCGTGTTTCCATTTAATTGTAAGTTCCGTATCTGGGTATATTGTAACACGAAACTTGGTAGAAGTTCCTCGGTTATAATTGGCTGTACTCATTTCATGATCCCAATTCCTTTTAACCGAGTTCGCTATATTTTTGAAGGGAACTCCAAATATATTATTAGCATGAAGTGGATACGTTCCTCCATAATGCTGAACGTAGGTAGACTCTCCATACCATTCTCTATAATAAACTGTATCTGGATTGGTACCTTCCACTAATTCAGCAAGGTCCCCGTTAATCATATTGAAGAATTTATTTTGTTCCAGATTTATTTCAAGTTGTTTTAAACCAGGTTGAACAGATAAGACTTGTGTATTTCCAATTTGCTGATGATTTGGAGAGTAAACGTTTAAAGGATTAATTGTAACGACTGCCGTAGAGGCCATGGATTCCACTCTATAACTGGTACCAGAGGTATATTCAGTGTACGTCCTATTTCCTGTCGTACCAAGATCTTCATAATGTTCAATGTACCAATACCCTTGAAACCAATACAAGTAACAATTGAAAGGAACCAAACACATTTCAAGTACGTTCAAAGCATTTTCTCTTTGCACATTGTCTATCCAAAACAACTCAGTGTTAACACCACACTCACTAAATAAAGTCATCCCATCAGGGTATGCCCATCTAGTATTATGCTGTAATGAACAAAACACACGAATATTGTGTTGAGTCCCAGTCAGTCGTAAACAATAGTCAATAATATTTATAAGTGATTCATTATGTGCTGGTTCCAAAATTCCTGTTGGTTCAATATATTGTAATTTATCCACCAATCCTGAGGCCGTCAATGTTAAATCAGAATAGTAAATCATATCTTGACTTACAGTTTCACAATTTAAGTATCCCATAAATAGAGTTATACTTGGATCACCGGAATTCTCTGCATCTAAATCTACCACAACACGGTATTGACCTTCGGAAATAGTCATAAGTGGTAACAGTTGTTGCCAAGAATATGCAGTAAGATACTCTGATTTATTTTCTATGGTAAACGTACAACTGGTACGAAAGATTGATGATTCCCAATCTGGTAACCTCTGCTTTATTGATAAAGAACCTCTCTTCAATATTAAAGGACCAACGTAACTGGCACCATCCCTCTGAATAAAAATATTTCCAGCATTTTTATTCCCAATCCACTTTAAATCATACTCCGTTACCCATGCCATATTAGTATGTATTTCTAAGTAGGTGTTCCATTTCAATTACCCCATAAAGTGTATTACCCTTGGCAACGAGTTCAATTTGAGCAGGCAAACCTGTTGCCTTTCTCTCAGACCTAAACAGTTGTTTTAAATCAGACAAGGGTGCAATAACTTCTGGATTGTGCCTTGCACCAGGGTAATCTCCCACCCTGGCTAAAGTTTCATCGTAAACTAAACCACCTTTGGCAAAACTCTGTGATGCAATAACACCTGTTTGAATTAACCCTGCGGCGGCAGTCGCTATGGCAAGTGGATAATTTGGAAGAGCTTTAACCACTGCAAGTGCCGTTTGAATAATGGATTGAACCATAGCCCAAGCCTGTAACTTCTGATTGTATTCTTTTTCAAGTTGTTCCCTCTTCCTTTTACTTTTACCCGCAGCGGCCATCTCAGAGCTATACTGATTTTGAATTGCTTGCGTAATTGAAGATATCACATCCTGAGCAACACCAAGGTATTCACTTGCAGTTTGTAGTTTCCAATCGTGAAGCATTTGTTCAATGTCATACTTCTCTTGCGTCCAAGTCCGGTACCTATCTAATTCAGTTTGACCAGCAGCCTCTGACTGTTGCATCCAAGTGCTTAATTGGGCAAGTCTATCTTGGTAATGTTGTTGCCATACCTTTGTTCCTTGTTGTGCAAGAAGTAAATTCTCCCGGTAGGGATCATTCATACGAGTAAGTAATTCCTCCTTGTCATACAAGAGTTGCAACTGTTCCTTTAGTGCGTCTACTTCAGCTTCATTAGCATTCTCAATCTTTTCCTGCATCTGAGCAATATCCCACTGAACCTCCTCAACTGCTCCAAGCCCATTAACCAATAAAGCATTCCATTGTAGAACCTTCTGTCCCTCCTGGATATACTTTTGTAAGATCCTCCAGTTTCCTTCAGAAGCATTCTCCTGTAACATTTGGGCAGTTGCTATATTCTTATTTATTTCACCAACATACCCGTATTCATTTGACAATAACTGAGCAATGGCAAATTCCCTTTGCAATCCACGTACTATATCCAAACGAGTAGCTAACTCCTCCCTGGCTACACCTAATGCAACGTTTTGTTCAAAATTTATGTCTTTTTGCAATTGCCATAGGTAACCTAATTGTAATACTTCGTCATCACCATCGCCGTCGTCACCATCTTTATCCTCTGTTCCCGTTCCCGCTCTAAGTTTTTGCTGTAATTCAATTAAATTTTTAGTGGCAAGCTCAATCATTTTGGTATATTCCTCAATCAAATTGGTAGTTTCAATAATACCATCCTGTTTTTCTTCCCACAATTGCTCAGAAACCGTTTGCCAATGTACCTCCCTTCCAACAATATCTCCTAGTGCCGCTGCAATTTGTCCTGTCGCTGACAAAAGACCAGCCCAAGCCTTCTTTCCAAAAGGAACATCTGTGGCTGCTTTTGACTGCTGTTCCATCAGTTTTGCTTGAGCCTCAATCAATAACTGTTGTGCCGCCTGAATTGTTGAGGTTAAGAGAAGTTCATCATTGTAATTCTTCTGAGCCTTCATTAAGTCTTCCACCTTGGTTTTCTCTGCATCCAAATGACCAAAGTGAGTAACAGAAATTGCAGCCAAGTCTTTATACAAACCTTTCTTTGTATCTAAGGTTGTATTTTCATCTTTTATAGCATTAACTAATTGTTCAACTTTTGCTTTCTCTTGCCCCGAAATTTGAATAATACGCCCTTGTATATTGTGTGCTGCTTTCTGTGCAATTGTTACACCATCCATAGCCGCTCTGTATTTTAATACAGCAAGTGAGAGAAGAGCAAAGGCTGTTATCAAAACACCAATGGGATTTGTTGCAAGAATAGCCCACAATCTGGAAATAATAACCATTGCCGGACCAATTACCGCCACAAATTTGACAACTTCAAAAGTAGCTATCTTTTGTGCCTCAGACATTGCATCATATTTCTCAGTCAGTCTATCTAACCAATCCGTAATACCAGTCAAAGCATTAACCACAGGACCTTTTAAAGTCTCACCAAATTTAATAGCGGCCACACCTAAACCTGCCAATGCTTTATCCAACTTGAACTGCGTTGTTTCATAAACCGCCTCCAAAGCCTTTTTCAACGTACCTGTATTATCACGCAGTGTTTGGAAGATCCTAACGTTATCTTCCATGTTATCCCCTAACAGGTCAAGGATACCAACTAATGCCCGTATATTTGGAAATACTTCAGCAAAAGCAGTTTCATTATTCTTAACTACTTTATTGAGTTCCAACAATCCTGCAAGTAGGCCACCTTCTCTTACAGTCTTTTTAAATTGTTCTGCAGTATATTTATAACGGCCCATGGCATCTGCTGCTTCATCAGAAGGATCAGCCATGGCATTCAATATTGCCTTTAACTGCGTAGCAACAATGTCTGCCTGCGTACCAGTACGAGTCATTGCGGCAAAGGTTGCACCAACATCATTTAAGGAAACACCGAAGGCTGAAGCAATTGGAATAACCTTACCCAATGCACCAACCAAGTCTTCTACCTCAGCCTTCCCTTCCCGTATGGTAGCAATAATAATATCCACCGCTTCTGCCGCACCCAAATTGGAATCCTTATAAGCGTTCATTGCTGAAGTAACCAAGTCAGCAATATCTTTAGTCTCCCCCAAACCAACTGCTGCTGCCTTTGCTGAGTATGTTAAAGCCTCCATTGCTTTTGTTCCTTCCAAACCAGACGAAGTAATAAAGTACATAGCATCAGCAAGTTCTGTTGGCATACGTCCTGTCTCCTTTGCCAAATCCAGTATAGATTCTTTCCATTCATCAACCTGCTCTTTAGAAATACCAACAAGGCCTATGACTTTTGTCATTGAGGACTCAAACTTCTTTTGCATATTGACCACACCTGCACCAGCAAGTACCATTGGTAGAGTTACGAAACGAGTCAAAGCCCTACCTGTCATCATCATAGAAACTTGTATATTCCTTAATGAATTCATGGCACCATTGGCACTTGCCATAAATGGTGAGGTATTCAACCCTAAAGTTGCTACCAATCTCCCTATGTCCTGATAACCTGCCATTATTTTAGGTATTTTGCTGCTAGGTGTAATGGTGGTCCATTCGGGTCTTCTTTAACACGGCATACGGCACCATATCTAGAAGCGATCGCCATAACAGCATGTTTTATTTGGTCTGGACTTTGTGCAACCACCTTCTCTTCCCAAGGGAATCTTGTTAGTTCACGTGCGTCCGTTATCTGTTTTTTAAGAACCGTACTGGTTAGGTTAATGATAGAAACTGCCTGATAACGAGCAACTTCATATCTATGCTGCCTATCCATTTTTGTAAGTTCACTGACTGCCTTTACAGCATGATAAAACTCAGCTGGAGATAAGTCATAGAACTCCTCTGAAGTGATTCCAAGAATACCAATGGCTGAGCCACAGATCCTTGTAAAATCTACTTCGTGCCCACCCCCCTCCCCATCTTCTTTTCCAAATCTTTGGCATCAGGGAAAAAGGATGGGAGTATTGTAACAAATTCAAAGAAACACTCCTCAAGGACATCTTCCATATCCTCTAATTTGAAGTTAAATTCTTTTCCTTCAATTTTGTGGCCCCGTTCCAATGAATAAAATAACAAAGGTTCGTAAAGACTAAGATCTCCTTGAATTGCATCCATAGATACTCCGTGAGCTTTCTGCATCCTTTTTAATGCATAATAACCAACTTTCACGGGTAACTTCTTCCTCTTGTACGTAACATATTCAACTGACATGATTAGAAAATTTAAAGGTTAATAAAATCAACCTGTGATTAAGGTTGTAAAAATACCCCCAAACTTAATTAGGGTGCACTAGACATTGCTCCACTATTAAGAGTTACCTGGCCGGAGACTTTAATAGTAACCGTTGTGGTTACCTTGTCATCGGTAGGAATCTCAATAGGAAGTTCCGTTACCAATCCAATGAACTCCAATGAAGAATTGTCAGGGAGAACTATCTCGTAGTTCTGAGCCGCATCATCCTCAAAATCCGTCTTCATTGTGTCATAAGTAGCATTGGTAAAGTTCATGGTTAACTGGACTGTTCCAGCATCCCTGAAACCAGCGATGAATTCCCGGTAGCCTCCCGTGGAGTCTAACGAGGTTACATCAATAGTGTCACGAGACATGGAGGGTCCAGAAATGGAGTTGACCTCTGCAATTGCTGCCCATGAGGCCCCACCCCACCGTCTGAATGTTGTGCCGACACCGGCAAAAGCATTACTTGCCATAACTACCTCCTTTGTAGATTAAAATTAATAATTAAGATAACACGGTTATTATCATCCCAGGCCAACGGAGCAGGTTCCCCCATGGCCCGAATAACCGTATATAAAGTACCATTCCACGTTTCATTTGCCCGAGCGTGGAGATAGTCCATTATATTCCTTAGTAAAGTCATACCATCTTCATAATCATTATCCCGTACACGAATCTGTATTGAAGAACGAAAATAGTATTCACTTGTACTTAATGTACCGTCAGGTGGGAAACTAGGTGTGTCAAATACTGTAACCACCTTGTCCGGTTTGGCTGGTTCCTTAGCCACCCATAAGTTGTCCTTGTAGATCAATCCTAGGCTGGCATCTTCCAACATATCTTTAATATCAATACTTGCAGGGTTCATAATGATCCTCTAATTGAACTTCCAACAATTGATACAACTATCTCTGCATTCCTTTTCAATGATGCCTCTAACCATTTAGGACCTGAGCCAGGACGCTTCCAAGTAATAGGTGTCCCACTCACTGAGGATAACATCTCATGAACAGCAGCGGCGTAGTTGGTTGCATAACCAAATTCTACGTAAGGGTCCGTGGCCGTACCAGAGGATGCAGCAATTCCACCATGTGCTGTACCACTCATTATACCACGTATTTTCTTTTCTGTGGATCTAACTCCTAATTGCTTAGGTCCAATAAAACGACTTGCCCGAAGTATCCCTCTATCAATAGGAACTAATGGTGGAGTCCTATCACAGTCGTTAAGGACATAGTTGGCAGCACGTATCAAGCCTGCGGCACCAGCAATTTGCATCTTACCTAATGCCTTGTTGATGTTAGCCGTTACCTCCTCAATACCATCTATTCTCCAAACCTGTCCCATTATTTTATATTTGCATATACCTTGTAAAGAACATCCGTTCCTGTTAGTCCTGAAATCTGCTCAAAGGCCAAAACACGCATAGTTCCTTCAGTGGAGTATGGAGTTAGATCGTCTCCTATACAGGAGTCGCTTAATGTACCTAAGTACAAGTAACTTCCTTCTATCACCTTCTGCTTGAGGTAAATAGTAGCACGACTGACCGTTAATTCACCTAAACCAGTTACTACCTGTTCTACCTTGTATTCACACCGTCCTTCAATCTCCACAGGGTCATCAAAGGTAAGACCACCTGTACCATCGTCTTGTGGGTTACCCCAATAAACCAATGTTTGGTTTAAATACTGATTTATCCAAAAGGGAGTTCCCATTATTCAAAACTTTCTATTGCCTTAATACTTGCTCTTTTCTTACCCAAGTTGGCTAAAGTACCAGATGTATCCAACATTGCTACCATCTGTCCATAGTGTGTAGACTTAAGACCTCTACCAAATACGTTGGCGTACGTTATTTCAGCGTCCCCTATTTTTACATCAACACCACTCCTTTCCTTCGTAGTGGTAATTAAATGGGCTGTTAACCAACGTTCTATTTCTGTCATTTTGGTTTCCCCATAACTGACATCAACTTCATCAACCAAGGAACTGGCAATTCCAATGTAAGCATCAATTGCCTCATTCGTTAATTGCGTGTCCAAAATTTCCTTTACCTTTTCTGCCGTTGTCCGTGCCATATCTATAAATTCTTTGGTGAGACTTTTTTACGTGACTTCCAAAGTTTGGGTTCAATAAAATCAAATATTTTATTATCCCATTCTAATCCAAGCCACTCAATTAAATCTTGTGTTTGACGGTAGTCTCGTTCTACCATTCTCTCAGGCCAAACTTGCTTAATTTGTAAGCCAGCCTCAATCATTTCGGCAAACCGTGCCTCATGTTGTTTAACCCACCAGTACCATCCTTCATATGCGTCCTTGGCACCTACCGACTTTTGCATGTTAGGACTGGTAAATGCCCGCATGAATCCTGTACGAATACACGAGTTAATAATATCAGGTGTCTTCCTCCTAACAATTACCCATTTCGCATTTGGAAATGCATCATGCCATACAGGCCACATTAGACACACCTTTGCATCTTTGTACATCCAAGGACCGTCCGTATACCCTTCATCAATCATTATCTGCTCAATTACACTGGACCATTCACTTGGGATTGGCATACCCTCCGTGTTAGGCAATGGAAATTGACCCAACTGATCCACACCAAGAGATGCTAGAAAAGGTTTAACCATACCATTTCTAATTTGATTATTTTCAAACATCCCTTTGGCATTATCTAAATTAGGACCAGACATACGACCTCCAAAGGCACCGCAAATGTTAATAACACCAGCAATAAGACTGGTACCAGAGCGCGCACAACCTGTGATTAAGATTGGTTCTTTCATTTTAACTACGATTTAAATCCCAATGTTTTCTCACTTCTACCAATTTAATTTGATGTGGTCTGGGATGACCATGGCATGAAATAATCTCCGTACCAATTGGTATAACACCAGGCCTTACAATATGACGTTTGTAAGACTGAACACACACAGGAGAAATATCTTGCCAACGATCTGCATATTTATCCATAGTGTGCCTAATCCAAAATCTTTCCCTACCCTTTGTCAAATTAACAGCACTTCGTACATTTGTTACAAAAGGTGTCCAAATCTTTTCCTCAATCCAAGGACCAGCACGGAAACTCATAATGTCACCATCTATCAATCCTTCTTCCCCTCGTGCAAATCCTGCCCTGGTACAAAAAGGACCATCGTAGGCCATTAGCACCTTTAATTTACCAACAATAACTACATCCAAGTCTAAACAAAGTACCTGAGATGCACCTAATCCAGCCTCCTGAGCAAACATATATAGGCGGGGTAGGACCCCAGAACCCGTGTACATTGGAAACTTACGAAGTTCAATATTTTCATTAACCCCTAATGGTTCATTGGTAAAACAAATAAATTTAAAGTCACGGGTTGCGTTTTTCTTTACACCATGGTACAAATTATTGACGTAACACGAAGCCAAGACCAAGGAAATATTACCAGTCTTTTGTAACAACTGTCGGAAAGATGGATCCTTGGTGGTAGTTGGACCAATATTACTACTCCAACGTTCTCCTTCCCAATAAAAACATATGACATACATTGGTTCCATTATCTTGCTATTTCTTCAAACCACTGCATCTCTTTCAATTTCCGAAACAGGTTACGTTTAGGTTGACCGGTTGAGATAATTAAATCCTTAGGTTTGACAAACAGTTTCATCCTATCATGTAATTTTATTAACTCTGCTGTCTTTATCATCCATTGCCGTGGAAAAGTAGGTTGATTTGGAATCCACTCACCAAGAATATCTTGATCACTGCGATAGTGTACCACATAGTAATCCCAATCACGTTCAAATTTTTCATACAACCAAACAAACGCTCCTGCATCAAATAGAATCGTGGCAGCCTGATACCTATACACCCACCCGTTTTCCCCTCGTGCAATGTGCTTTGGTTCGTGTTGCCTCGTTCTGTCATCAAATAGTACAAGATCACCTTTGAAGTCTAAAATCGGAGCCAACGGACCTACCACATGGGAATCTAAATCAAGGTATAGTGTTCTACCCTTTGGTAAATCTGGGCGGTATAATTCCATTTTTGACCACCACCCTGGCCAATCATCCGGGTTTAACAGTTCAATTTTAGTCCCCGGAATGTCCGCTTGCATATCATTGGTCAGAACGTAAAAATTGAATGGTCGGTCAATCCATTTTGAAACAGATTGATGTAATCGCACAACATCAATTGGACGGAAATCCCTTTCTCGGAATTCTCCAACCCAATACAAGCATAATATATTTACCGCATCCTTCATGTTTGTAACTCAAATACTCCGTATATTCTAATAAGTTTTGGCATCACTGTAATCTGTGTACAATTAAAACCATTGGTATTCATGAATGCAATTAATTCGTCGGCAGTCCACTCCTGATAATGATACTTCCTAGGTGTCTTACGTATTGGAGGTGGAGTAACAATGTAAACCAATCCCCCTGGAGCCAATACTTTTTTAACCTGCTCCAAGGCTTTCTCAGGAAATTCCAAATGTTCCAACACGTCTGACAATAATACATTATCATACTCTCCTTGCAAATCGTAGGCTGTACCAAGTTTGACATTACAATTTCTAGCCTGTGCTAAAGCTACGGCACACTCATTATCATCAATACCAGCAGCGTGAAGGAAATGTGTTAAAACACCATCACCAGCACCTACATCCAATGTCCTACCTTTTCGTACCCAACTCATAACCTTTGATACATGAGTCGCATAAATTTTACCATCCTCAAATTGCTGCCAATGATAAGCACCTTTTATTTTATATTTATCAAATTCCATAGTCCTCTTTCTTACAATACCAAACTTGATTCACTTGTGTATCAACCCAACTCTTGGTAAGTTCATCAACTGCTTTACGAACACCCGGCCAGCTAATGTCATGTCCTGATAAAAGACCTCCTGGTTTTAATTTGGGTGTCCACGCATTAATATCCTTCACAACAGATTCATACCCATGGTCGGCATCAATAAATACAAAATCTAAACTATTGTCTGCTACCTCCTTAGCCATTTCCCAACTAATTCCAATTAATTTAATTACTCTATCTTTATACCTTGCTGTATTATGACAAAATTGTTGGTAAATCTTTTTAAAATCCCAACTGGAATAATCTTCCAACTGTAAATGTTGTGCATATACCCACGGAACATATTCCCATAAATCTACACAAATCAATTTAAGACTTGGACAAAACTGCAATAACTTACTAGCATTTCTCCCCTCCTTACAACCAACCTCTGCACCAATGGTATATCGGTTAGCCTTAATCTGAGCAAGTAACCAACTGGTTCTATTCATCTTCATGTTTACCCTTCCATTTTGGCATACTTAAAGCGGTTTCCAATGTAATTATAGGAAATTGTTTAACGGCAGTCCACTCATCCCTATTAACATTGTATATTTCAATACCCATAGCCCTTGCATTATTGGCAATAGGTGTAAAAGATTCTAGATGTTTTGGAAAAGGTAATTGTGGATTTCTTCTAGGTTTTTTTACAGCGGAGTATTCAGTATGCCAATGTTGCCGTTGCGTAGGGGATAACATCATATCAAAACCAAGTAGGAATATACGACGTGCACCAAGTCTATTAGCTAAACTAATTGCAGCACCACCACTATGTTTATTCCAACTTATCATACTTGTATTTCTTGTTAATCCCAATGCATGATTTCCATCTCTAGGTACATATTTAACGTAATAGACACCCGGACGTTTATAAAGGTTTGCATTACACGTTACCTTCAAATTAGGGAATTCCATTAATGCATCCTTATTTGCCCAATAGTATGCACCATCCCCGAAAAACATTACATCTATCCACCTACCTAACTTAAATGCAGCGTTCACTGCAATGATGTGCTTTTCATGTATGGGGGAAAGGTATGGGGAGAATGCACTCAACGGCAATTCCTTTAGCATGACCTTAGCCATTATGTCCTCAGGAACACCAAACATTCTGGGCATACTTGGACCACCTCCGATGATCCAACACTCCCCATCTTCCCACATTCTTGGAACCCTCCAACCTACCATCAGCTTAGATTATCAAGTAGTTTTTTGGCATCATCTTCCCGTAGTGCTTTTTCATTTTGGATTTTACCATCCTCATTCACCACGTCCCACCAACCACCACCTTTAGGTTGTAACCTATAAAGTAATTTAGGTGCATTTTTCTCAGCCAATTTTTCTCCTTGAAGTTGCATCTCAGCCAAATGTTTAGGATCAACCGGTATCAACATATCTTTAAAACCTTCAGGAATTTCTTCCGGCTTGGCCGCAAAGACTTGACCAGGTTTAATAATCCTAACGTGGCCACCAATGTTAGCATGAAAGGAAGCCCCTCCTATTTTCTTCCAGAGGGTTGTTCCAGCTTCTACTTTCGTTTTTGTTCTTTCCATTTCTTTGTAGATTTTAAATCACTTGATTAGTGATTTAATAAAAATCACTTAAGACATATGGACAATACCCGTACGGCCGTTCTGATCAGAACGAATCTGAGGAACTTGCAGGGTAAGGACCTTATACTTGGTGATAAACCTACCTTCGGTTTGCCATTCAACGTTTTGAAGTCCCATACCTCTGACCAACCGAACCACGTCCGGAGTCATTTGGACCATCAGTACGTTCTCAGCAGCGAGAGTATCAATAACTTTAATACCAGAGATCCCCGCAATCTTCATAATCCGCTCGCGGATTGTGGTTCCAGGGGTAACGGTATCGTAGTCATTGTCCAACCTTGTTTCGTAACCTGTGGGAATATACAACTGCCACGGGCCAAAGAAGTAACCATCAATGGAAGCCTGTTTCATTGCTAACACGGAGTTAACAATATCGGCCCCACTGGTGGCGCTAGCATCAGCCCAGCTACCATAGGTTGCCAAAGTCACCGGAATCCTATCCGGGAAATTGACGTAGCTGTAAATGGTATTCCTACTCCTAGAATCGGTCTCACCGTAGGAGTAGTTAGTGTTGGTAAACAGCATGTTTTCCAAGTACTCATTTACCCGCCTGGCGGCTCTCTCAGCAAGAGTCGTGTCAATACCATTCCCCATATTACGGCTGACTTGCAGCGCACGGGTGTTGATCTCATAATCAACGTGAATGATTGGCAAGGGCAGATAGTTGTGTTGGAAGATAGGCCGATCGTTCTTTGCACGGCTCACACCGTCCATCGTCATTTCGGCTGTCAGCGCATCACCAACGTCATGCCATTCCAATACCGTGGTTCCCATCCCGTTTCCGAGATTGTAAACCAGTCCCTTGGAAATCAGGTCTGCCACACCACCGAGGCGGTATTCAGCAACCTTCATTACAGCATCATCAAGAGCTTTCCACTCATCCCTACGGAGAGTGCCATTGGTTTGAATCCCAACTTTACTGGCCAGAATCTTAGCGTAGCTCTCCGGTTTTGAAGGATCACCCGACCCTTTATAAACCGTAACATAGGTTTGATGATCTTTGGGATTAACCCACGGTCTCATCATTCCAATGTCAGAGTTACGCCCCATGGACATAAACGTATTAGCCACCGGGCCAACACCTTGTCCTCCATTCAGAATTACATCAACTTGTGCATTCATCTTTCTTTTCCTTTCTTTTTAAAAGTTAAATGATTCGCACAGTGATCCGTCCAACAGTAGTGTTTGACGAGGCGGAAAGATCCACCGCCTCAACTGCCATACCTACAATGGAAGAGGGGTATTCAACCTCTCCTGCCGAACCAGTGACAACAACTCTGAGAGCACCTGCACCATTTGATTCCAAAAGGGAACCAATAACAGCAGTTTCACCGTCTGCCAGTAGAGCGTAAACCTGATCCCCACGGTAGGGAATCCAAACCTGAACTTTATCACCGGACGAATAATCATCCGTAATTGTCCCACCCTGAAGCTCATCTTCCAGAGCAAACATGGGAAGGACGGTTTCACCCGCACCGCTGTGCGCCACTATCGTCCCAGCGGTTCCTTGCTCAACAAGCATCCCGGGAGTAATGGTACCAGCAGCAGTCATTTCCTCGATTACGTCCGAGTACTTCTTGACTTTGATTGTGTTGTAAGCCATTGCTTATTCCTCCTTCTTTTTAGCGTAGGTTACTCCAGCAGGCAAGAGGATTTCGTCATCATCACCTGTATGAACGACGAAGTCATCTCCACCTCCCTGTCCGGAATAATCCGCACGGTTAACAGATTTAAAAATAGATTGCAGGGTCTCATCATCCATAGCCTCCAACTTCTCCTTGGAAAAGTTAGTGCCAGTGTTGTCGAGAATACCCTTTACGAGGGCGTCCCTGTGCTCCTTATAGAGCTTCACACCACCTTCAACCTGAGCCTTCATTGCTTCGGGCATCAGGGAGGTGTAGTCCTCAATTTTGATCAAGCCTTTTTTGAACTCGTCAATGACCTGATCCTTATTCACCTGAATGGGTGGATCCACCTTCTTCTCAGGCTCCTTCGGGGACAGTTTGTCGATCTGAGGTTCAGTGAGTGTCATTAACCACTCTTTGTCCTCAGCAGTAAATCGCGCCAACTTGTTTGCAATCAGGCGATCTACCTTGTCTTCACAACAAGCCATTTTACCTCCTTGTTTTTGATTGTTAATACTAGGTTTAGTACGTTGCATTGTCACGTACTCAATCTTACGACGGACCTCTCTTGGACTATCAAGTCCAAAAGTAATCGTTACACCATCATCATCAACGGTGTAGGCCCTCTTATAGAGAGTGGCAGAACTTCTATCCGCAGACTGCACAGAATAGACTAAATAATCATCATACACCTCCTGGAGGTAATGATACTTCTGACCACTTACATCTAACTCGTTCAGTTTCGATTGGATAGACTGCACCAATTCCTGATACCCAACTGCGTTAACAATGGGTACGACCGCATAACCATTTTGGCCTAGCGTTTTGAAGGTCTTGAAAAGATCTTCCATGCTTCCTCCTTTCCGGTTTGCACGAACTCCACAACCATCGTTCCACGAACAGGCACCTACTTCCTCGGGCAAGAGAGCAAGATGATCTGGTCGGTAATTAATAGCTATGGACTCGTAGGTTTCTCCGTGCCACTCACCTTCAGTGTCATCGGAATCACTAAATACCCCAACACTAACATCCAGAGGGACACCGCTTTGAATACGTTCAAGTGTGTCAAGTGAAACTACACGTAATTTCTCTACATCTAACCAAGCCTCGGCTCTAAGACCATCATTATAGAACGTATTAAAAACACGTCCAACGGTGGTGGTTTCAAGAACCCTAGGTGAGTTAGCTGACACATTTACGCCATCCTTCTCTGGGTGTGAAATAGTGATAGGGATACCATTCCAAGCTTCAACATACTTGGCAAGTTCCGCCTCGCTATGATAAATAGGACCATGGCTCCCATTATGGACACCTTCCTTCATCATTACGACAGGAACTACAATATGTTTTCTACCTTCAAGAGTTTCTTCTCTTATTTGGTAGTTGTTAATTTGTACCGTGTGCAATGAAATACCTTCCTTAAACGGTGAAGTACTCAACCCTAAAGTTTCTACCAATGTTTCCATTTTATTACCTTTTACCGATCCATTTGCTTGACGGATTGCACTCGCATCACAATCACTCCCTCCATCTTTTTGACATTTTGCCAAAGCACTATTTGCAACTGCAACCCATTTCCTCTTTTGCTTATCAGTTAATCCTTTCTTAAAACGATCAACATCACCTACAGTCCACGGCATGGCTTTTCATATTTAAAAAATGCACAACTCCCATCTTCAGGGAACTCCCTCAGTAATGTAAAACTATCAGTGTGTTTTTTTACGAACTTAACTGGAGCCAAAAACTGTTCCCAATCAGAATACCCCATCTCTCTACGACGTACATAGAAATAATAATCCAACAGACCAAACACGGTCACACCAGGAATAAACAATGGAACGAATGCTTTTACTGCAGCGCTAAATACAGGTTCCCGTTTAGGTGCATCAAACATACAAAACTCAACAGGAGACCTATGAAAAAATTTTAATGTATTAGGAACACGCCCACGGATGGATCTTACATTTGCATATATTGATTGAACATTTGATAAGTATAACGGTTGCAAATTCTGACCTAAAGAAATACTTAACCCCTGATTAAAAGACTTAACCACCTCCGATTCGTTTGCACACCATTTATCAAACGCCCAAAACGGTTTATTATACCCAGCTTTGACTAATCCCCTTAACAACGGAGCACTGGTAGCACCTAACCAACACCCAACCTCTACAGCAACACCTTGTCCAGACCAAGTGGCTCCAATTTCCTCCAAGTACGTATGTACTGAAGTAGGACTCATTGCAGGTATAGTATTAACCTTTTCCATCTACCTCACATCCAGAAGTAAATACTCGTTCCCATGTAAACCGTAAAGGATTTTTAGGTCGATATAACCATCTTGAATGATGATTAAGTTTTGGTTTAGCATCCCATTGCGTATGACCACGACCCCACTCTGTAACACTGGCATCTTTAAATCCAGAATAGTTTAATAAGAAAACATCCTTCAATTCAAAAAGTTTTCCATACCGAGTCATGTTTCTCATGAATCCCATAAAGACACCATTCCAATACCCAGCAAGATCCTCATCATACCCACCAATCTTCCAAAACATCTCCCTGGTCATAATGAAAGTCTCTTTATGAGTTTTCATTACCTCTAACCCACCATCCTCCAACCTACGAAGCCTACCAGGACGGTAAATATTTCTAGGGCTTAATTTCTTGGACAGTAGCCTCTCCATATTCCCCGCATCCATCACAAGGTCCATATCTGTATTTAATACCCAGGTATCTTGACCTTGTACTACATGCATTCCAAGATTTTTAGCTCCACCATGATTCCATGGAATATTCTCTTTTATTCGATATAACTCAATGGGAAAGTAAGGTAACGTGGCTGTTCTCAATACCTCCTCTGCAGGCTTGGTAGGGGATCCATCATCCACTAATATTACACCCACCTTGGTAGTAAGCCAAATAGGATATTGTAACCAATACCTTATATGTTCCCAAAGCATCTCCGGGGACTCATAATATGGCATCATTATAATAAACCTACTCATTTCCCTTTCTTGTAATATTACGTATATTCAATGAGTTTTCCAGTTTTTTTATCCACTTCTATTGGAAGGGCAATACAACGGCATAATGGATGCCTAGGAATCATATGCTCAATCTCTTGAAGTGAAAACACCTTACCCTCCAAACTCGAACATTCTGAACAAACTCTCTCATCTCCTGCCGTGGCCCACTCCGCAACAACCTCGACTCCAACAGCCCCCCAATTCTTATACTCTTGTATATTTGCCATATGGTGAGCCCTTATCAATTCAGTTCTTGCTAATAGATCAGCCCTACGCCTGGCAGGAATATATCTACCTAAAGTATCCGTAATACCTAGGTCCCCTGCACCACTGCCATTAATAACAGAGACCAACCTACGTGCTAATTCATCAGCCCCTACACCATCAATTAATCCCTGTGCAAGTACCTGTGAAATCTGGGTATCCATCTGTGAGGTAATTCCTTTCAATTGCTCGAAGGCTCTGGTAAACGCTAACCCAACCCTATCAATATGGAAAGGTGCACCCATAATGACGTCTATACCTCCACTTTCCTCAATAGTAGGTACTTTGTATCCTTTATTCTTCAACTCCTGCCGACCTCTTATCACGCCTCGCTTGTAGGAATCATAGATATAAAGGTTTGTCCAAGCCTCTTCAACGGCATCACCAATACGATAATAGTATGCAGTTTCAAGTAGCCCTTTCTGTTCTTGTAATTTAAGCCATTGCATAAATGCATCAACCTTATCCCTGGTACGGGCAAAGTCAAACGCACGGTAACCGGGAGACTGTAATTCAGCCTGTACTAAAATCCCCTCTAATCCAAATACATCATGTTGTACCACAGCCTCCCTAATTACCTTTTCAAGTGCCTTAAACCTTTTACTCATGGCTCGGGCAAACGCATTTCGTAGCGTCGTAGTTCGCGTAGGATCATACGCGTTTATCTGCATTATATATGTGTGTACTTCACTCATCAGGAATCAATTTGAATCTTTCTTCAATCAAAGTAACCAATCCACCAATCTGATCTTCATCAGGGTACAACGTTAAATCTACGGTAACTACATCCGTTGCTTTTGAATGTAACGTAATGGATTTAACCTGCTTAGGTTCATGTCCAAAGAGTCTACATAGATCTCCTAATGCCGTTGAATTTTTAACTGTTATTGCCATTGTTTGTACTTATTGGTTTCTTTGCTACTGTTTTGGTATCCCCACCAGTTGGTGGCGTTGGCTTTGCTGCTTGTTTTGCCACTTCATGTATTTCCTCAATTAACTCCTCATCTTTCATCAAATCCATTTCCTTGACCTCCTGCTCATTTAAACCAAGGAACAATTTATAGAAAGCCTTCGGTGGCACAATTGCTTCGGCAATCGGATTCTGTGTATATTCACGTACGGCCATCGCACGTACCCTACCAATTTCCGCTTTATCCTTTTCAGAGGCAGAGAAGAGGTCAGACCATTGAACAACGTAATCTGAGGTACTCGGTAATACACCATACTTCATACACCTTTCTACAAAAGGTCTAAGTATATTTACCTCCGCGTGCTCTTCCCTTCTGGTTTGTATGTAACTATACCAAGCCACAACATCCTGAGCTGAGGAAAGCTCCCCACGTTCAGATCCTGTTAATATTCTCTTAGGAATCCCTGTCACAGCAGATATCATTTGAATCTGTACATCCACATGGTTTATTGGATCTGACACCTGCGTCTCAAGGGCCTCCAAATCAACACCCTCATTTACAAAAATACGCCTTAGGTTGTGCTCAAACTCATCAACCTGTCCCATCAATTGCTCTTCCACATCCGTAGGCAAGGTATAATCTTCCCTTAACTTTCCTTGATACCCAGGACGTGCTCCCCGCCAAAACATCTCAGCGGAACCACCTACTAATTTTTCAAGGTCCAATAGTCTATTATACACCGCTTGGAGAATAGGTGTACCATAAACTTCACTTTCCATAAGTTCTGTAGTTACATGGATAACTCTTGTCCAATGTGCCTGAAGTATAATAGTGGACTCAATATCATTTTCAGTGTACTCAATGTCATATAACTCAGGTAATCCATATCTAGGATCCCTTGTATTGCCTACGAACGTACTAATCTTTGCATGCCCTTCACCCAAAGGTTTTACATACAATAATTTTCTTCCATTCTTTACAGTATTCTTAAACCCTTCCCTATCAGCAACATCATCAAATCCTAACAGTAAAACACCATAACGCCCAATGGATGATAATTTATCCAAACGTACGAACTTACTACGCAATTTCAATTCTTTATCCAAAGTTGCCCAAGCTTTTTCAATTGGAGAGTTTTCCTGTCCTGTAAGATGTAACTTTACTGGACCTTTCCAAGTATATTGTACTGGCCTATTTATAATGGCCTTAGCAATATCTTGTCTAAGGTACTTCGTAGTATAATCTGCATACTCAATGTCCTCAGGGTACCCCAATGCTTGATACACATTTCTATCCCCTTCATATTGGTAACCCATCCTTGATGCCAATAGTGCCCTGTTCACCAAGGAGGCATACATTTGTACCCTATTTATTAACAGTGGCGAGGGACCATTTACAGGTGGCTTCGTACGTTTCATATCTTAAATTTCTTTATTTCCATTCTTTTTGTAAAGAAGGGGCCGAAGCCCCTTCCATTACGGTACTGCCTTCTTTTGTGTAATCAAATCCTTGATCAACTTAATAACAATTTCAACGAATGTTTTAAGGAAAGCTGCGTTGCTAGACCATACCCCATTTGCGACAAGGCCCGATAACAGACCCCACAAAAGAGTTTCCCACCAACTCGCTTCAGCAAGGAATCCAATATTTGCGAGCATACCAAAATAAGAAAGTGCAATAGCAAGAACCCAAATCGTTAGTACCTTCTCAATTTTTCTAGCCCACTGCAACAGTCGGAGTACAATCTCCCCAAGGAACATTGCTACTCCAGCAATACCCAGGTAGGTTGCAAAGAACACTCCATAATTGTCATATAAGTCCTGCCAACTGGTAGGAACATCCTGAGCAATTAATGAAGTAAACACCAGCATCAAAAATGCAATTAACAAAAACCCCTTTTTCATAATACATATATTTGGTTAAACATAAAGGTTAAATATCTTGTTGTTCAGCCTTCTTAATAAAGTTAATCAAAGTCTTTACATAGGCCATCCTAAAATCAGCGTTCTCCAATAACAGATAATTATTGTAATTGTCAAAGAATAAACATTCTGGAAGAACTGATGAACACGTAGTATTTTTCAAAATGTAAAATTGTGATTCCTTATCTAAGTCTCCATCCACTTTATCTGCCCGGAACGGGATGTCCCTAAAACCTTGTATTAATTCATTCCCTAAGATTTCAGCAAACTTGTCAGACACAGTTTGACCAACACTTGTCCAAACTTCAAACCCATTCCCTCCTCCAGCATTACTATGAAGACTAAGCAACACTGAATTTCCATAGTGTTTATGTATTTCATTTATCATTCCAACACGTACAGGCAACGGCAAATCTAACTCCGTGGGGCAAACATCAATACACTCAATTTGTTCATCCCAAAGTTTTCGCATCAGCAGGTCCTTGATCTTACGATTGAACACACCTTCATAGAACACTTCGTACGGGGAATGCTCATACATCTTTTTTGGAGCGGTAACGTATCTACCGTCCTTGGTAAGACCACCGTGGCCAGCATCTATAAGCCAAACGTGTTTCATGATGCATGCGCTATTAAAATGAATCGCACTATAATTCCACCAAGTGCTAATATTACTGTTACCAAAATACCAATAAGCCACTGAACGGACCTTTTAACATAGGATTTACCTTGTTGAATTCCCTCCTGTGTTTGTTGATATTTTAAAAACCCGCTCATACCAGTTTGCAAACCTACACAGATTTCATTCAGTTGTTCAGTTGCTTGACTCAATCTGGGAACCTCAATTATCAATCCTTCTTTTCCATTCCCCATCACCGCAGTTTTTATCATTTTTAACTCCGTATGTATTTCAGCAATCTCTGCTTCTTTCGAGCAAGGATATTTTTCAGCCATGGCATTATTCTCCTTCCGTATGAACAATAAAACTAACAGGTTCTCCTGGAGCGGATCTCCCATCTACGAACGTAACAAACGCCCAAATTTTCCAGGTACCTATTTCATCCAATTCTGTGCCCAGTAAGTCATAGTAAATAATACCATCTCCCACTGCTTCAACTTGGGCAGTCCAATAACCTGTGGTTCCACTCGGTTTCTTATATTGTATTCTTGTTACGGTTGCACCTGTGATGTCCTCATCAGTTGTCAACTGAAGCCTTAGGCTGCTCTGATTCAAATAGATTTTTCCCATAGTTAACTAATTATACTACTAACCTCAAGAACCTTTGAAATTCGCGAGGTAAAGGCCTCCTCAAGTGTTATTTTACTTGTGCCCTCCTCAAGTGTACAAAATTTACTGACTCCCTCAATCTCAGAAGTAATATGACTGTCTTCCACCCAATATTTAATTTCAGTAAGCCATCTATCAAAGGTGGCATAAACTCCTGTCTGAGACCATACACTTCCTGATATTGGTACAACGGTTGCCATCTATATATTACTCCTTCCCTTAAATATCTTTGTAATAAAAGAATTCTTCCGTATCACTTCTGTAATCCAAACACCCCATCTTGCTACGGCCGTGGTCCAAGTATTAACCGTAACAGACATGGAACCAAACCCTACTAAGTCAACTAAAATATCAGTCCAAGTATTAACCGTAACAGACATGGAACCAAACCCCACCAAGTGAACTGTAACACTGGTCCAAGTTTCAATTAAACCTGTGATATACTGTTTTACACCAGTGGTTATCCACTTAATAAATAGAACCCCGCTGTTATTGTCAATAAACAGTATCATACCAAAACCCTCCCCCCACTTGCAAGGTTATACTGTCGCCAAACTGTTATCCCATCATCCTGGTAAATAGTAATAATATCACCTACCTTCGTAACTTTGTTTTCCAATATCTTCCGAACAATCAAAGCCCTGTCTTCATCCCAAACCTCCTCGGCAATATCCAACTTATCTTGTTCAGTGACACCACTACCAGAAACTACCGTTACCCCATCCACAGGACTTTCCAACACCGTAATATCTCCCGCTGTTCCCGTAGCCTTCATTGGTTGGTTATTTAATCCACCTACTATTTTCCCACCGTATATTCGTGTGTACCCAGAACCAGCCCAGTATTGAATCTGCCAAGGAGAATACAATGTAAGAATTATCTGCGAATAAACTCCTGGATTATTGGGATCTTCAATCTTCCCTTCCGGTAACAGTATATCTTCATTGCCTACCCCAACAGCGGAAGCCATCGCATCCTCAATCGTATCATGTAACTCCTGTGCTGATACGGATGTATCAGGTGATGTGACACGAATAAGAGAAAAATTAAAGTCAACTTCTATTGGCATTTTTCCTCTGCTTTACGATGTTCAGATAACAATTTTAATCCCTTGTACTGATTCTCCAACTGAGCCGTCAGAGTATCTATAATAAGAGTTTCATGTTCAATTTTATCATCAGACAGCTTCACCTTATTGCTTATGGTCGTAATATTGACAGCCATCTGATCAATAGCACATCGTAAAGCTACATCATCAAACTTACCCTTCCCAATCAAGGAATTGTAATACTTCTTCTTTTTTACCTCATGTGATATAGCTTCACGATATGCCATTTTTTCCTGATGAGTTCTCACAAGTATAGTTTTATGCTTTTGAAGGTCTTTTTCGATAATCTCTTCAATCCCTTCAACAACAAAAACCGGATCACTCCTATCTATTCTTTTTACCATATTAACTTCCATAAACAGTATTTGGAATCCTAGTAACAGATGCACTCCCACCCGTTGTTCCAATAGTAACATCAGCGGTGTAACCTTTGATCTTGATAGCAGCATCCGCAGTATTTCGTACAATAACCCTGCTGTAAATATCTGCTACATACACCATGCTTGCCGCAGCCGTTCCATCAGCCTCCATAAACGTCCATACGATAGCGAAATACACCTTATCGGAAGATGTTGGCTCAACTGGTACACAGTTCAACTCATAAGAGTCATTCTGCACCTGACCGGTTATTATCCTATCAAGAAGTAGATGGGTATCATCAGTTACTTCTGCAACATAAGCATACCCACGTCCAGCCCCACCACCTTGGGTGTTGTAAACAAGATCACCTACAGCAGCTTGAGTGGTAAATGTTGCAGTAGAATCATGGATAATGGTTGTAGTTGTTCCTGCACCATTTGAAGTTGCGGCCCTATTTGCCAATGTAACTAAACCAGTCGTTGCAGTGTACGATGAATACCTCAGAACATACTCCTGATTGTCATCAGTAACATCCACCAGAACCAATGTTCCACCTGCTGTTTTACCTGGGACATCAGCTGCAATAGCAGAACTAAGATCCAACGTGGCACCACCAATTGATTCACCACCCGTACAGGTGTATTCAATTTTATTAATACTGGCACCTTCACCTGTCAACCTCCAGTTGGTAACATAATCATACTGCTTGCAGTTGAGGATGTTCATCGTGATACTTGTTGGTCTTTCCCTTGGAGTACCGGAAGCATCAATAAGGGTAAAGGAGTTTGATTCTGCGGGTTTATAATCAATCAACACAACACCCCTTGAAGCAAAGAATGTAACACCAGCCAATGTCCCAAAGGAACTTTCTGCAACGGGAACAATCACCACTACCTGAAGAACCTGGGCGGCAGACATATTCCCACCCGATGTAAAGTTTATCACTTCATCGGCCGTAAAAGTACCCCTGGTATTGCGAAGTAGCATCCAGTTGTTCGTCCCTCCAGGGAACGAGACAACGGTTGCCGTAGCCCCGGAAGTCGCACCGGTAGCAATATCACCTTCTGCGATGGTAGTTGTAAATGCACTGTATTCAAAGGCAAGGTCAAGACCAATCCACTGTTCCCCGTCAATACCATCCATCTGAATTACACTCCCCCTTCTCAAGGCATATTTATTATACTCATGCATCTGGGCAAGAGAACAGGCATTCAGATCAATAGCAATACCATACTCTTCATTGGTTCCGTTATCATCAATATCCGTAGGAGTTGATGTGAAAGAATAAGTTGGTACAGCGGATCCATCAAACCATGAAGTAAGAGCAGGTCCTTGGTTCGCTACAGCACCCGATCCAGAGGAATCTCCCGTATCGTCATTATTCTGAATCCCTTCCGATCCATTAAATGCAGTCAAGGGATCACCGATATAATAGAAATGCAAGGTTGCTGTTGCACCTGGGTTATCAATCTTGGTAATAAGACCTCTTGCACCACTCACTTTCCCTTCAATCTCATCACCAACCGTCCAGGTCCCCGTCCCACCGCTTATCGTAATAGAAGCGTACCCTGTGGTATTAGTAATATCATCACCGGATGAAAGACCAGCCGACACATTCCCTCCGGAAGTAGTGTTCATCCGAATAACTGAATAGGTGTACTTACTGGCATACCTATCCGACTTGACCGTCAGATACCCTTCATCAATAGTTGGGAATGCTGCTGTTTTGTAATCCTTAATCGGAATAGCCCTTTGGATGTGTCCATCTACCCACCAATCTTGATCTGTTTCATCACATGATGTAACCTTTACACCATCCTGAAGGATGTAAACGTGTGCATCAGATACAAGAGCACCTTGAGTATAAACATTACCCCAAACCATTTCTCCTGTTATGGACGTTGCAGATTGTACTGATATATGCCCATTGCAAGTTAGGTTTCCCGAACCGGTATCAAAGTTGTTTGCGGAACCAAAAGAATCAGGACGTATCCAAAGATAATCTAAGGCTCCACCGGTAACAATAACATCGAGCAATGTTCCAGCATCCAACGAAGCATGAGTAATATCCAAACCAATATCACCAATCACTATTGCTCCTCCAGATGTTACCGGAACAACTACAATACCAACATTGGAATCTTGTACCCTGACCCATCCATTTGTCTTTAAGGCGCAACCGGTAAAGTTAGCATAGTCCCCCACAATATGCTCCATTGATTTCATATCAATGAACCACGGATCGAGTTCCCCAGCATCAATCTTCCCAATAGTGTACTCACCCGGAGTTTCTGCGGAGAGTATCAACCCATCATCCATCTGCGCTGCAATGGTCATCAAGTCCTCGCAAGCATCATAGACATCAATCATCTTCTGGGTGTCGTCCTTTGCGGTAGTTCCCGTCCAACGAATTTGCTTTCTCCGGTTATCATCGGAGTAATAGATGGTAAGTTTACCACCAAGAATGGTATCGGCCATAGTTATTTAGTTTTTTTGGTTATTTTGTCTAGTTGTCCTTTAGTTCTC